ATGATCCGTTATGATGAAAAGTAATAACTAAACTAGTCGGATTTTCACCATGACAGTCAACAAACATTTTATTGTATGTTTTATTTCTTCCTGCTCTTGTTATCGGAGAATAAAGCAATCCTGCAGGAATAAATAGTGTACCTATGTCCGCTTGTTCGTACAAAGATTTAATAGTACACGGTAAAACTGCTCCCCATATATATCCAGTAACTTGCTCGAATCTTTTAGTTATCCATGACAACCATTGTGTAATTGTTCCAGTTAATGAATATGTTGTGGCAGTTGTTGGATCTGCCGTTCGATTACCGATAACAGTATCAATAGCAGAATTATCATCTAATTGGTCTACTTTACCGTTATTATTAGTATCGTATGTGGCTTTAAGCATATCGCCTGTTCCTGATCCACTTGCACCTTTAATATTAAGTATTGGTGAACCCCACGAACTAGATATTTTATTATAGATATCACTATTTTCGGTATTTAAATAATAATCTCCATCCATTCCTAGCGAAATATTTGGAACTCCTGAACCATTATACCATTTAGAACCGTTTGCTCCTTTTGCTAATCCTGCATCAATTATAGTATTATCTGTTAATGTAATAATTAAATGACCATTAATGTTAATTATAGCGGTTTTCACCCCAATACCATCCGCGCCAGTTCCACCACCTCCACCACCGCCACCACCTGTTCCAGTGGTAATATTTCCATCGATATCTAAAACAAAAAGTCCACCTGTTCCTATTTTAGAATCTAATTCTTTTATTTTAGTGTCTAAAATATCAGCATTTCCGTTAAAGTCATCAATGTTATAGTTTTCAGATTGCAATGGTTTTTTTAAATTTATATTTGGTGTAAATGTTGGCATTATATCACCCCTTGTCTTATTTGATCGTGTGTAAATCCGTTTAGATTGTAATGTGTTCTACTTTTTAATTCTTCATGCCTGCGATACTTAAATGAGTAAATAATTTCTAAGTGTGCAGGAATTATTTCACTAACCGCGTTATAAACATCTTGCATGTTGCTAGGCATACCCAATACACTATTAAATATAACTTTAATCCTATAGTCGTTTAAATTAAGTTGACCATAAGTGTATTGCTTTAATTGTTCATGTGTTTTGTCAGACATACTATAATGAGTCATAAATTCAATAATTTCAACATCACCATTTGTCCACGAATCTATAACCTTTTTAATCATTGCCTTAGTTGCAGTACCAAATCCCCTCATGCGTGCCATTACACGACTCCTGCGTTCATCTATTGTTATTCCTAGTGGATTTATCGGCAATCCATATTCTAATTCATAATCCTTTAATGATTTTGTTGCGGTGGGTACTACAAATTGATTTTGCGTTTCTTGGTAATAACTTTCTAATAAGTTTAATTCTTTATCATAACTTTCAGTAATGTTTCTTAGGAAAATGCTTTTATTGTAATAACTAGGAAGGTAGTAGATTATTTCTGACATATAGCACCTCCTATTGTGTCAGTGTTAATGTTCCGAGAGTTGGCACTTCTGTTTTTACGTTGCTGTCAACCAATCCAATGTTTTTATTCAATCCATTAATTAATAATAAATTATAATCAATGTCTGCAACTCCTGCGGTATTAAAAATAATATTACCGATTTTAGCGTAAAAAACATACAAATCTACAAACGTAATATCTTTAAAATATTGTTTAAGGCTATTAGTTATTGATGTAGTAACCTGGTCAATCGTAAAATCATTTTTAACGCTTATCCTTGCTGATACATTTACCGTTAATTTATCGCCAGTACTAACTGTCACACTTGCCCCAATTGGTCGCACTGTCTCGATATACGTTGCAACATCTTGTATTAACTCAGTTGTAGCCAATTCTTTGTTGCGATCTATAACCAATACTTTTACTGTTCCTGCTCCATTCCAAATAGGCTTTACTTTAACCATGCCTACACCAGTTACACTTTCAGCCCATTTTTGGTAGTGGTACGCGTTTCCGCTTGTTGCAGGTCTGCGTACCTCGTTGTAGTAACGTTGCAGTAATTCTTCTCTAGTTTCTTCGGAGTATCCATTAGTAAACGCTAATTCGTTGGTTACCAAATTTAAACCTACTAAAGTTTTTGGGAATCGGTTAATTGTATTAGCTAATGTATTCCCTTGTGATCCTAAAACTGTACATTCTACATTAACGTTTTCAAATCCACTTATTCCGATTGTTTTGGTTTCCGTTATTACATATTCATTTAGTTCACTACCAACTAAATCACCTTCCTTTATAACAGATCCATTCATTCCGGTAATTTTTACAATTCCACTCGCTTTAGTTGCAGGTTTCCAATCAATTCCTCTTTCATATGCAATTACTTTTAAGTTTTCAAAGTCTGCTGTTCCTGCAAATTTTTGTTCTAAAGAATCGTCAATTTCAATATATTTCGATTCTAGTTCCAATCCTAACCCTTGCGACAACTCCCAAGTTAAACTTCCTGTTGATTTGTCGTAAATATCATTTACACTAGTTAGTATTCTTTCGCGAATTATGTCCCTGCTATCAGCCATTTTGCACCCCCTTATTACATTTTAACATAAATCTGTTCTCCAAGATTTGTTTTAAATAAAAGTAAATTATTTGTTATTAATTTAACTCCTACAAAGTCTTTTATTTCATCTACTGTTGTCAAAGTTATAAAATCTCCATCACTAAAACTTGCAAAAGATTCTTCTGTTTCAGTTATGGAATTCAATTCAATTTCCATATTTATTGCAACTTCTGAACTATCAGAAACTTTACTTAGGTAGAAATTATTTATAGATTTAATACGTTCGTGTTGCAACAAAGACCGTTTTAAATTATCTTCAAACTGCAGTTTAATTATTTCAGGAGGTAACGCAACTCCTATAAATCTTTCTATTCCAAAACCATATTCAGTATTCCAATAAACAGGAGATCTTTCGTATTCTGTTCTTAGCGTTTTTTCAATCCAAAATACCACCGATGCATCACCTGATAACTGTATTAATTTTCCGTCTTTTAAAACAAATTCTTTAGTGTTAAAATCAAATAAAAAATTAATTCCTCTGTCTCTTATTGTGTTTACGCTTTCTGTTCCACTAATTGAAAAACTTGCATTGGTAGGAAATAAACTCATAGTCTCACCGCCTTATCGAACACATACCACATGTTACCGTTATTAATCGGTATTACTATATACTCATCACCTATTTTGGGATTGTCTGTCCACGTTATTGATCCAGTTATATCAGCCTTATAAGCATGATCGTGACTAGCAAAAGCGGGATCACCGCTACCTCCTGACCTAACATCTGTTACGCCATACACAGGATTAATTAAAAAGTCTCTCTTGTAACCTGCTAGGATACTTTTTGACCACACTACATTGTTATATTCAGCAGCTAAAAAAACAGAATCCTCCATTTTCAAAACTAATGGATTTTCTTGTACTACAAAAGCTGTACCTGCCTGAAAGGGAGAAGGGTTATCCCTTTCCTTAAATAACAAAGCTAAATCTGTTAATTTATCGTTTTCCATTTATAAAACCTCCAATTCTAAATTCATAGTATGTATTGATCCAATATTATGAGTACAAGAGTTTATTAAAAACTTTCCACTTATTTTATTTATTGGTTCTTCGATTTCTATAACTCTGTTTGCCCTGCAATCATCATCACCTAATAACGTTACTGATATTTTTTCGCTCAATTTATTTAATTCTTTTAGTTGGTTTTTGGATATAGAAGAAGATTTGCTGTAATCGTCTTTATCTAAATACTCTAATTTTTGCAATTTGCCGTATTTTTTAATATTTGTTTGATCGTCTGCATAAGCTAAGTATTTAATGTTGTTCTTATGTTCACCTACAACTCTTATAGCATTGTATAAACCGTCTAAAGATATACTATGTTTTATATCTTTTAAATACTTGTTAACGTTTTCGTTGTCAGAAATAGCACTAGAATTATAAGTTATTATATTTTCATTGAGATCTTCAAGATAAAAACTGTCTCCAACCATTTCCCATCTGTATTTTTTACCTTGTTCCTTTTGTCCCAATTCTATGTTTTCTTCTATTATTTTGGAAAGAGTTCCACGCCTTAAATTTTTAAATATTGTTGGTATTTCTGTTATTTTACCAATTGGTATTTTATAATCATTTAAAATTCTTTTTATGTTAGATGTAACACTTGCATTAAATTGATAAATATCTTCATTTTTATTGAGATACCATCCGAAATCATGCGATTTATACGATATTTTACCTCTGCCGTTAAACTCTCTAGTTATAACAACTCCCTTAAAATAAACTTTATCATTATTCTTTAAAACAATTATATCTCCTTCTACTAATGATGTTTTCACTGTGTAAATATCATCGTAAATCATTTCAAAATTCACTTCTTCTGATACTTCTTTTGCTGTACTTCTTCTTGTTATTCTACCAACGTAATTAGTTATATCAATTAAATCTGTTCCTTCTTGCTTGTATAACTTATGCAAATAAATCACCTACTTTAAAAATCTTTTTTCTATAAAACCGCCTTTGATTTTAACCCATTGACCTTTAATTCCTGATACCTCTTGATTAAATTGTCCTATTACTCCTGTTATTTTTGACTTCTCTCTGTAAATATCACTTTGTACTTTTGTTATTTTACCTCTAAAATCACTTAAAATTTTAATTGTATCCTTTATTTTAGACAAATCTGTAACTTTAGGAAATTGTAATCCAGGTCCAGTAAAAATATTCTTTTTAATTAAATCTGTTGTTTTTATTTTTGAATCTTTTAGTGGTTTTACTACGTCCGAACTAGTTGTTTTAATTTTAACAGGTGTTTTCTTTACATATAATTCATTTCTTAAAAATTCCGCAATAGATAACGAATATTCTATATCTCCGCTACCGTCTTTTATTCCGTAATCCAATTTAGATATTACACACCTAAAAGATATATTAATATTGCTTACCGTTATATACAAAGGTTTTCTTAGCGATCTCCAAGATTCAATCTTATCAATATACTCCATTCCTTTAAATGTATTATCTTTATTAAATCTGTAATCTTTTAAAGGGAAGAACGCTGAAATCTCCAACGTTCTATTTCCCAACAATCCAGTTAAATTAATATCTCCTTGACCAATCGTTTTAAAGTTTTCTATTTCTTGCGGAGAATTTACATTAATAGTTTTTTGTATTACAGGGAATTTTATAAATTCACTTTCGTCTGCATTGTATAAAAAAATTTCCATTCGTTTCTCCAAACCCCTCGAAATAGAGGGAATTATATATTCGCTAATCTCACTTGCAATTGTGTTACTAATTCATTAACATCCATGCCTTTTGCATCTATATGTATTGTAACATTATTACCGCTACTTGCGTTACCATCCATAAGTTGTTGTGTTCGCTCGGCAGGTATAATTGCTGTTCCGCTTGGCATAATCTGCATTTCACCGCCACGTTCATTAACCATACTTGCACCACCACTAAAATATGACGTTCCGTTGGCGTTTTTAACTGGACTTGGTCCCATTGCTCCTGTTGCAAAATATCCTACTGAATCATTATTACCTAATCCCTTTTTTAAACCTAAAAATTCTTTTAACGAATCAAATGCACCGTTTACTTTTTCTTTAAAAGTGTCTATATGATTGTATGCCCATATAAGACTTATTACTAATGCACCAATTGCTAATACAACTATTCCTATAGGATTTGCCCACAGCACTGTATTTAAAAGTAATTGAGCACCTGCCCATGCTTCAGTAAAAAACGTTGCTAAACTAGTAGTTGACTGATAAACCATTATAGCAACTGTCAATACTTCAACGATTGCTATTTTTGCGGTAAGATATCCAACATGAATCAGCTCCATTGCTATGGCAGATCTAATTGCCAATTGATAAGTTGCCCATGCGACTACTATATCTAAAATAGTTTCTTTATGTTCAGCCAAAACACTGCCATAATACTTAAATTCATTAACTGCTTTAGGTACAAGTGCTGTTATTTCTCTTACCGCTTCGGTTAGTGGCACTCTAAAATCTTCAAATGCCTTTATTCCTAAATTTGTTAATACATTTCCTAATATGTTTAGCGAACCCCATAAATTATCGCTTATGGTTTGTGCCATTAATTCAGCCGCGCCATCAGCGTTTTTGAGCGCTTCTTCTTCCGCTTTTAATTTAGCCCCGCCCTCTGTTAATAATGCTATCATTCCGCTTAATGCAGGTTTTCCCGCTAATGCCGCTACGTTTGCCAATCGTTGCTCTTTAGTCATATTAGCCATGCCATCGTTCATTTCGTCTAGCATTTGCGACATTGGTTTCATTTTTCCTGTAGCAGAATCAAAGGCTTTAAAATTCATATTTTTCATAGCATCGCGCATTTGCTTTGTAGGTTTAGCCATATTAGTAATTACGCCACGCAATGTTGTGCCTGCCATTGATGCCTTGATGCCATGATTACCTAATAACACGATAGATGCCGATAAATCTTCCAGTCCTATGCCAACTCCTGCCGCAATCGGAGCAACATAATTAAGAGATATACCCATATCTTGTACCGAAATAGCAGAATCAGCCGCCGCCATTGCAATAACATCTACCATATGAGGTAATCCCTCAACCCCCATTTTAAAACTTCTTACCGCACTAGTACAAATTTCAGTAGCCTGCGCCATATCCAAATTTCCTGCAACTGATAACAATACTGCGCTTTCATAGCCCTTTAAAGTTTCAGTAGCGTTAAAACCCGCACTGGCAAACACTTGCATTCCGTCTGCCATTTCTTTGGCACTTCGCGGGTATTTTTCACTAAGTTCTAATGCCTTATCAGATAATAATTTCATTTCAGCATTAGTACCACGCGAAACTGCTCTCACGGCTGATAGACTTTTTTCAAATTGCATTCCTGAATCTATTGCCATTTTTAACCCGCCCGCTAATAAAACACTAGCACCAACCATAGCACCAATTGTTGCCCCTGATACCCCAACTGAATCGCTGAACTTTTCAACCGAACTTGATGCGGTTTTTAGCGAGTTTCTAAAACCGTCAATGTTTAAAGACAATATTCCACTTAAAGAAAATGCCATGTTTACCTCCTTTTAAAAATAAGCCGTAGCTATTATGCCACGGCTTACTATCTACTTATTCTTTTTCTTTTCCTCATCATAATAATTAACAATTATTGCCTTGTATAATTCATATCTGCAAGGGTCGTTAAGCACTTCTAAAAGAAAATCGTCACCGTGACCACGCAAGATGAAAAAGTTTAAAAAATGAAACTCGTTGTCTTGCGCTATTAGTTTTTTAAGTCTTTGGTCATTTCTTCTACATCTTTACCAATAATTGATAACGACAACTTAGAAATTTCTTCCATATCAAACATTTTATCTATAATCATATGAGGTTTGCATCCACTGTTAAAAGTTTCCTGTAATTCCTTATCTTTTAAGTTAGGCTCAATCATATGTGAGTAAATAAGATATACATCAATTTCAATTTCTTCCATTTTTCTAACATTGAACACTTCCGCTCTAGTTGCGGTTTTAAAAGTTACTTCCGTATCTAAACTAGGGATAAACATTGTCTTAATTTCGTTTCTTTTATCGTTAATCGCCTGTTTCATTTCGATTAATTCTTGAATGCTTTTGATAGCCATTTAATAAAAACCTCCGTTATTTTTTCTTACTAGTTAATTATACCATATTTACGTTACAGGGATAAATTCAGGAAATTTAATGTCGCTGAATGTGTGGCCGAAGGGAAATTCTCTTTCTAATACTTTGCCGACTTCAAATTCTGCAATTGTTACTTCATTAAACCAGCAATTATCTAATTGTACCGATTCTCTGCCGAGCGCATCAGGATCGTCAAGGGTAACAAATAATTGGAAACGTTTATCTTTGCCACTTTTAAATTCTTCAATAAATTCCTGTTCTCGGCTATATACTTTATTAATTTTTATCGAACCATCACAGGAAATTGAAGTAATTTTGCTATCTTCGTCATAACTTCCTGCCATTTGAATTTTTTCTCGATTAATTTTAGCTTTAGATTCTACAGACTTAACTTCTGCCCATAAATTACCATTCATCCATAATTGACCTTTGCTGCCACTAATTACTTTTTGACCTGCTATTTTAGCCATTTAATTACCTCCTAATTATAATATCCATCTTCATAACGTTTAATTGATTTTACTATTGTATTATAATCAACTTTGTAAAATCTACTCAATGCTTTTCTTGTTTCACCTTTTGATATTCTAATTATAACATCTTCTACGTTTTCTTTATTTAATTTCCATTCGTGTTTACGACTCATTGCTTTAACGCTTGTTTTTTCGTATAAACTCATGTGGAATGTTGGATCGTTTATTGATGATTGGTATATTTCTTCCAGTGTCATTTTCTTTTTATAAATCATGGCTTGTAACGCTTTTGGTGTTATTCCCATTGATTTTGCTATTTCTTTATGACACTTCATTCCCATAAATTCAATTGTTGTTGTTTTGTTTTCTGTTTGCTTACTTTTGGTTATCCAACAACAATTTTCAGGGCAATAATTACTATTTACATCTTTTCTTTCAATTGTAAGATGTTCTTCATAACCATTTTGTAACGACCAGTCAATAAAATGCCTTATTGACTCAAATTTGAATTTTATACCTCTTGCTCCATAATCTTTATTACCGTTTTCTTTGCATCTATTTCTTGCATTTAATGCAATATGATAAAGTCTAGGGAAATCATTACTAAAATTATGTTTAGTTACATGTGGTATTTGTGACTTTATGCTACATTTGTTACATTGCAATTTACTTTTTTGGTTTCTTAAATAGTTAGTTGCTTTTTTTACAAATTCTCCACAATCACATTTGCATTCCCAAACAACGTATCCACCACTACGTCTTTCTTTTGTTTCGATTATTAAAGTCAATCTTCCTAATTTTAAATCTTTATAAAGTTCCATTTATTGCCATCCTTTAAATTGCATAATTATTATATCATACTCTTTGGAAGAAAGGCAATTGTTTATATTCTTATAAATTCACCGATAAGAAAAAGTCCTCCATTGAATCGACTGGTTTAATGTTAATCATTAAAAATACTTGGTCATTTGTGTTATATCTATCAATTTCCGCATTTGTCATATCTTCTGTTTTAATTCCAAGACCATCAAGATAAATCTTCTGACGTTCTGTATCAATTTTACAAATATTATTATATTCAGGATCGAGAGTTACGTCACGTTCTAATAGTGATAAATACGAATTAATAGCAGCAATCAAAAGCAATTTGTTATCATAAATGTTCAACCACTTACCAACATAATTATCCTTAATTGTATCAGTTAAATCATCTCTAATCATATCAATAGTTTCAACAATACGAATCTTTTTAAATACTGCACCTTGTGTAGCTGTAGTGGTTGTCATGCTATTTACACCACGAGCAATCTTAATATTTTCTCCATCGTTGATTAGAATTAATTTACCTGCATCAATTG